GGAGAAGGTCAAGATCACTCGCATCATGACCTCCAGTTCCGGCAGCATCATCCTGCACAAGGACTTCCCCCTCAGCGGCAAGCGACGTGTGCCCTACGATTCGCAGTCCAACAACATCCAGGGGGTACAGTCCGGCTACTCCCCGACGTTCCATGCAACGCTGGATCCGTTCTGGGATGAGATGCGCGCCCTGGCCATTGCGTGGCACGAGAAGAAGACCGCTACGCTGAAGCGGCAGTCCGACTTCATGGAGTCCGTCAAGACCATCCTCGGTCAGTTCACCACGCTGGCTCCTGCCCTCAAGGCGTGGCCTGCCCTGTGGGATCTTGTGCCGGAGAAGGACAAGGAGCGGCACCGCACCGTGGTGTCCAGGGAGAAGTCCTCCGCTGACCTGTCCGGGGTGGACCTCAACAAGCTCACGGCCCTGGCTACCCAGGCCAAGATGATCCGCTGAGGAGGGGCTATGTTCCACAGTTACGCTGACGTTACCAAGTGGTTCACCCCCCGCAACCCCGAGAGGGGCAAGCAACTGACCTCCTACCTCAGGATGTTCGTGGAAGATGGCATCCCCACCATCTACTTCGCCACCCCATCCCACAAGGGGAATGCCCTGTGCCGCATCTACCCTGATGACACGGTGGAGTTCGTTGCCTCGGTTGCCACACTGCGAGCCCGCATCGTGACGGTGGGCTCCACCTTGCCCAGGATCATGCGGTTCACTTTCGAGCGCCTATCGAAGGGTCGGTATGCCTGCGTTCCGCTTGCCCTGGGGGAGCGATATGGCAACCCGAGGGAGAGGTACGAGTACTTCCCTGGACTCAAGTTCAACTTGAACACCCGTGTGTGCCTCAACCCCTTGGTGTACGAGGAGGACCCGGAGCGCAAGAAGTTGTGGCTTGCGTGTCTGCGTCAGTTCAAGCACAACATCCGCACACGAGAGAAGATCGGTGCACTGGACACCTTCTGTGCCTCACTGCCCATGCCGATTACAGAGAAACCCGAATGGGATTCCCTCGCATGGCGGGAGAAACTGTACGACTGCATCCGGAACAACACTGTGGACAACACGATCCTCGAGGGGTTCGCTGCCACTGCCTCACCGTGGCCCTTCTGGGGTAGCAAGGTGAAGGTGGACGGACAGAAGATCGTGTCTGCCGTGAACTCAGTGTGCGACGAGCAGAGCCGTGCGCTGCGCAAGATGTTTGGTGTACTGCGTGAACGCAGGACCTGAGGACGATACAAAGGACGAGGCACGACCTCCCGGAATGACGTTGGCTGAGTGGCTATGGCCGTTCAAGACCGACGCACAACGGGAGGTTGTGGCTCGATGGTTCAAACGCAAAGACGCCAAGGCCCGAGGCCAAGGCGAGGAGGCCCTGATGTGAGTGCGAACGATGTGCAAGTGGGTGGTGACCACTATCGGAGCAAGACGATCCAGCCGTGGGATGCGATGCAGGCATGGATGTCACCCGAACGGGTCAAGGGATTCATGCAGGGCAACGTCATCAAGTACGTTGCCCGATACGTGGAGAAGGGAGGGGTGGAGGACCTACGCAAGGCGAGGCACTACCTCGACAAGCTCATCGAGCTGGAGATCTCGTGAACAACACCACAACGTCCAGTGGTGGTCCATTCGGAGTAACGGGTCTGAAGGCCGGAAGCAGCCTCATTCTCACCAATGTAGACGGTACACGAGTAGAACTCGACGGCGAACAACTCGCCTTCCTGCTCGACATGATGGGCTTCCTGCGATTCGTAGTGAACGCAGACCCGCACCTCAAAGAACTCCTCACCGCGTACAAGACGCAGAAACGGATACTGGAATGAGCGAAGAACTGTTCGACTACGCACCCATCATGACCAAGATGGAACGTCTCCTCAGGGAGATCCACAACAACTTCCTGGAAGGCGAGCCTGACAAGAATCTGCCCCTCATCGAAGAGCTTGCAGTGGAAGCACGCCTGCTGCGGGTCTACACCTTGGGGGTGGTGGGGAAATGAGTCCTTGGAACGACGACCCGTACTACCAAAGGGACATGATGCGGCGTATGGAGCAAGACCCCCGAGAGGTCATGTACTACATCAAGATGCTGATGGAGCGCATCAACAATCTTGAAGCGAAAGTGGACCGTACCCCATCGCTACACACGTTTGTGACCACCAACTACCCGGAGATCGTGGAGCAGTTTGAGCAGGTGCAAGCCACGAAGAAGCGCCTCGGCGCTAAGGAGAAGCCGTGATGGACATCGTGGCAATAGACATGGAGACGTACTACGACGATGAGTACAGCCTGTCGAAGATGACCACCGAGGCGTACGTCCGTGACCCGCGTTTCGAGATCATCGGTGTGGGGATCAAGGTCAACGACTACCCCACCGACTGGTTCACCGGGGACCACGCTGCCATCGGCAAGTTCCTCAAGGGTCTGGACTACCGCAAGCGGGCGATCCTGTGCCACAACACAGCGTTCGATGGTGCCATCCTCTCGTGGCACTTCGGCATCAAGCCCAGGCTGTGGCTCGACACCCTCAGCATGGCACGCCCGAACCACAACATCACTGTGGGTGGCAGTCTCGCTGCGCTCACTGCGTACTACGGCATCGGCAAGAAGGGGGATGAGGTCGTCGCTGCCAAGGGTAAGCGGCGTGCGGACTTCACCGAGCGTGACCTTGATCAGTACGGACAGTACTGCATCAACGACGTGAACATGACCAAGCAGTTGTTCGACAAGCTCAAGGTGGGCTTCCCCGCCAGTGAGTTGCTGGTCATCGACCAGACGCTGCGCATGTACACCGAGCCGGTGATCGAACTCGACGTGCCCCTGCTGGAGGACCACCTGAAGGAGGTGCGTGCACGCAAGCAAGCACTGCTGGACAAGTTGGTGGTGTATGGGGATGGGACGCTGCCCATGTCCCGTGCGCTGATGAGCAACGACGCATTCGCTCAGATGCTGGGGAACCTTGGTGTGGACCCACCGAGGAAGATCAGCCGCACCACGGGTAAGGAGACATGGGCACTGGCGAAGACGGACAAGGGCATGACCGACTTGCTGGAACATCCTGACGAGCGTGTGCAGAACGTAGTGGCTGCTCGCCTCGGGGTCAAGTCCACCATCGAAGAGACTCGGACCGAAGCCCTCATCGGTGTGGCTGGGCGTGGTCGACTGCCCATCATGCTGAACTACTACGGTGCCCACACGGGCCGGTTCAGTGGTGGCGACAAGCTCAACCTCCAGAACCTGCCGAGCCGTGGCAACACGACGATCCGCCGTGCACTGAAGGCACCACCGGACCACAAGATCATTGCCTGTGATTCCTCGCAGATCGAGGCTCGCATGGTGGCGTACATCGCAGGACAGGAGGACCTCCTGCAAGCGTTCCGTGAGAAGCGTGACGTGTACTCGGAGTTCGCATCCAAGGTGTACGGACGGGACATCACGAAGAAGGACAAGATCGAACGGTTCGTAGGCAAGACTTGTATTGCCGAGGGAACTCTCGTACTATCCGACAGCGGGTGGAAGCCTATCGAATCGGTAACCACCGAAGACAAGCTGTGGGATGGAGAGGAGTGGGTATGCCATCAAGGACTACTGAACAACGGCATCAAGCCAACATTGAGTCTGTGCGGAGCTTGGTTGACTCCGGATCACCAAGTGTGGTCAGGGATGCAATGGCTGGAAGCGCAGTCAGTGGTAGCCGACGAAGGTACCCTCTACCAAGCGTTGGACACCGGAGCGGAAAACTTACCGTCACAGGCTATGTGGCTGGCCCCCGAAGAGGAGTGGCTGCACTCATCGTCCGCTGTGACTGTAACGAGGCCGAATACTTGGTTGACAACCATAACTTCAAGGACTTCCGCAGCACTCGGTGCCCTCTTTGCGCCAAGACTTCGGCGGCTGCGAAACGGTATTGGGTGTACAGCGAAGCAATGGCAGATGATGAGCACCGGGCTCGCCTACTCAATCGCCTCGCTTCGGCAATCACTCGATGCCACACACCAACTTGTCGTGTGTTCAAGCACTACGGCGGACGTGGTATCCATGTGCACCCCGAATGGCGCAGGGATAGAGCGTCCTTCCTTCGATACGTTCAGACCCTTGAAGGCTGGGACCGACCTGATTTCGAGATGGATCGCGTCGACGTGGACGGCCCTTATGCGCCAGGGAACATCCGCTTCGTATCGCGCAGCGATAACCTCCGCAACAAGCGTAAGGTGGCTGACTTGGAGGAACGTATACGACATCTTGAACTGCGGCTCTCGCAACAGGTTCACGATACTGACTGAGGCAGGACCAGTCATTGTCCACAACTGCATCCTCGGCCTGGGCTACGGCATGGGTGCCGAGAAGTTCCGGCGCACCCTGGAGATCGGACAGGGTGGAGTGAACGTGGTGATCGACATCCACGAAGCCGAACGGATCGTCAGGCTGTACCGACAGGAGAACTGGAAGATCGTGCAGTTGTGGCAGCGGTGCGGCAACGCCCTGAGCAACATGGTCTTCGGCACTGGTGGCGAGATCCACCCGCTGTTGCCCTACGACAAGGACGGCATCCACCTGCCGAGCAGGTTCAAGGTCCAATATCCTGCACTGCGTCAGAACGGCAGCGGTTTCGAGTACATCTCGGACGCACGGGCATACCGCAAGGCGCTCAAGGAACGTGTCACTGGCGGTGACATCGAGGACATCCCGTGGACGAAGATCTACGGAGGCAAGGTGGTGGAGAACTGCATCCAGGCACTCGCAGCCATCGTCATCCGTGAGCAGATGGCGACCATCGGGCAGCACTACCGCGCAGCGTTCCAGGTGCACGACGAGATCATCATCACTGCGAAGAAGGAAGACGCAGCAGCGGCAGAGCAGCAACTTGTTGCTGTGATGTCAACCCCGCCCAAGTGGGCACCCGACCTGCCGGTTGCATGTGAGTCCGGTATGGCTGACAACTACGGAGATACGTGATGAGCAGGATACCGAAAGGACTTGACCAGCAGGGCAGGCATCCCGAAGCCGCCGAAGCGGCGACTGATCTCGGCATCGGGGAACCCGAGGAGCCTGATCACGACATGCTGCGCATTGTGATTGACGATGTGCTTCTCGCCCTGGCCGGGATCGCTGCGATCTGCGTGGTTGTGCTGACAGCGGCGGGGTTGGTATGAGCGACTTGAAGAAAGCCGCCCAGCAGGCGCTGGAGGCGTTGGAGTTCATGGCAGACCAATGGGGGTTTACGCAAAAGGCAAACAGACCTGAACGATGGCAAGCAATTGAAGCCCTCCGCGCCGCGCTGGCGCAGCAGCAGGAGCAGGAGCCGGTAGAGATCAAGCCGCCGAATCCAGAAGGGGCAACCCAGTGCATTGTTCGCTGGCTTGCGGAAACGCCAGCCGGTTGGGTCGGTGCGTGGGATCGAGAGGCGCTGGAGCGGTTTACAGCCCACCCACCCCGCCGCGAGTGGGTGAGCCTGACGGAGGAGGAGCGGGTCAAGATCATCGAGTTCGGCTCTACGCTTGCCGACATTGCCCGCGCCATCGAGCAGGCTTGCAAGGAGCGAAACACATGACCGACCGCGAACTGCTTGAGGCCGCTGCGAAGGCGGCTGGGCTGCGCGTGAACTTCCACCCTGCTGCGTCCTACAACTGGAACCCCCTCACCTCTGATGCCGACGCTTTGCGGCTGGCGGTGAAGTTGAAGATCGCAGTTGACTTTGACGGCATTGAGAACGGTACTGCGCAGGCGATGCAGACAGACGGGGCGCGCTGGGAGATCGAACCCTACGGCACCGACCCCTACGCCGCCACCCGCCGCGCAATCGTCAGGGCTGCGGCTGAGATTGGGAGGAGCAAGACATGAAAAGGATCGACTATTTCTGGCCGCGCACAGCGGTACAGGTCACAGGCATGGTGTTCGTCGTGCAGGCAATCACCGAAGTGCTGGCCACCCGCAAGCCTGAGTACGAATGGGTTTTCTTGGCGTCAGCCTGCGCATTCGCAGCGTCTGTGCTGTGGACCATCGGCTGCATCGTGTGGAATGCGTGGTTGAGGGGCAAGACATGACCAGAGACGACATCATCGAAGTCGCCAGCAAAGCTGGGTTTGAAACCAAGCGCGACATGATCTGGGTGGATCAGTGGGAGATAACCCCCGCGCTGACCCGCTTCGCCGCCCTCGTCGCCGCAGCCGAGCGCAACCGCATGATCGCTGACGGCTGGCGTCAGTGCGCCCGAGGCCAGCCCGACCCCAAGGTCACGCATCTCAACGAGTGGGCCAGGGACCGGCTAGCCCGCCACGGCATCCAGCTTCCCGACGAGGACGAAGAGTATGGCAACCCTTCTTTCTGAGTTCCTCCGAGTCCACCCGGCAACGGCCCTGTGGTGGCAGCAGCGCGAGCAGTGTGAGCGATGCCAGCACTGCACCTTGCGTGAAGGGTACGAGGGCGAAGGTGTGATGCGGTGCAAGATGCTGCGCCAAGGCGGCGCGGGTGGGGCAGGGTACTGCATCGACGCCCGAGACGAAGAGGGCCCGTGCGGCCCCGAAGCACGCTTGTACAAACCTGCCGCTGTGTGATATACCGACAGGGCCACAACACACTGCCACGGACCACCCCCGTGGCGTACTGCCATGCGCCTGACGCATTCCTACTCATCCATCAAGCTGTTTGAGAACTGCCCCCTGCGGTACTACCGGCAGCGTATCCGCAAGGATGTCAGCGACCAGGGCGGGGAGGCATCGAAGTATGGCGAGCGGATACATGCTCTGCTGGAGGCCAGGCTGAAGGGGTCAGAGATCGACCAAGAAGTTGTGGCGTACGACCCGTTGTGTGCTTCCGTCGAGAAGTTGGCACGAGAAGGGGAGCTTCACATCGAGAAGGAACTTGTGCTGAACGAGAACCTGCACCCCACCGGGTGGTGGGAGCCTGACGCATGGCTACGCAGCAAGCTCGACGTGCTGGTGCTGCGTGGTCCTGACGCTGTGGTGATGGACTGGAAGACCGGCAAGCGCAACCCGGACTTCTTCCAGATGCAGATCTTCGCTGCCCAGGTGTTCAAGCACTACCCGGATGTGCACCGGGTGCGGACCTCACTGGTGTGGCTGAAGACCCTGGAGATGGACACAGAGATGTACACACGTGTCAACATCAACTCGGCCTGGGCTGAGATCATGGCTCGCATCCAGCGCATCCACGACGCCTACACCAACGACAACTGGCCTGCGCGACCGAGTGGACTGTGCAAGTTCTGCCCTGCGCGGGACACTTGCGAATTTGCTTGACACGAACGTAAGGCTGTGTATCATGGCGGCTCTTACACCCGAGGGCAAGATCAAACGCCGAGTGCGCGAGGTCTTGCAGGCACACAAGATCTGGTACTTCCTGCCGGGGAACAACGGCTTCGGCAAGTCAGGCATCCCAGACTTCGTGTGCATCGTGGATGGCGGGTTCGTAGGTATCGAGTGCAAGGCTGACAAGACCAAGAAGCCCACTGCCCTGCAAGTGGCAACGGGCGAACAGATCGTACTTGCTGGGGGCCGGTGGTTCCTGGTGCGGTGCGAAGAAGACGTAGCAGAACTAGACAAGTGGTTGGGACAAGATGCTGGTAGTTGAACGAGCCAAGGCCCTGGCGCTGAAGCTGAACAACCCCGAGCGGGTGCTCAGTGCCATACCCACAGCCCGACCTTACGAGGTGCGCGGCGTGCCCATCGTGGTGGCACCACACAGACTGGACGAGGTGCGCGTGCTGCGCAACCTGGGGATCAAGGCACCGAGCCCCATCCTGCACTACTACGACTGGCCCGGTGGGCTCACCCCATACGACCACCAGCGGGAGACGGCAGCGTTCCTCACGCTGAACCAACGTGCCCTTGTGCTCAACGAGATCGGCACCGGCAAGACGCAGTCTGCGCTGTGGGCTGCGGACTATCTGATCAAGACCCGGCAAGTCAGTAAGGTACTCATCCTCTCACCCCTCAGTACGTTGGAGCGTGTGTGGGCGGACGGTATCTTCAAGGGGCTGATCCACCGCAAGTTCGCCGTGCTGCACGGCACCGCTGAGAAGCGACTCAAGCGGCTGTCCACCGACGTGGACTTCTACATCTGCAACCACGACGGCTTCCCCATCATCGCGGACAAGGCCATCGGGATGTTCGACCTCATCATCGTGGACGAGGCTGCGGTGTACCGCAACCCGCAGACGCAGAGGTTCAAGCTGTTCCGCAAATGGATGGACCAGAACACCACAGCACGTTTGTGGTTGATGACCGGCACGCCGACCCCTAACGACCCGACAGACGCATGGGCACTGGCGAAGCTGGTCAACAGTCCGTACTGCACCAAGACGTTCACTGCCTTCCGTGAACAGGTGATGATGAAGATCGGGCAGTGGAAGTTCGTCCCGCGCCCTGAGTCCGTGGACATCGTCAAGCACATCCTGCAACCGGCTGTGCGGTACACACGGGATGAGTGCTTCGACCTGCCCGAGACGATCGTGCAGACCCGGCAGGTGGAACTGACCACCGAACAGAGGAAGCACTTCACCCAGATGTTGCGCCACTTCGTGACCGAAGCGGCTGCGGAGGGGACCATCACCGCAGTCAACGAGGCGGTGAAGATCCAGAAGTTAGTGCAGATCGCCTGCGGCGTGGCGTATGGCGATGACGGTCAGAACATCGAGATCGACTGCACACCACGCATCAACTTGGTAAAGGAGGTGATCGAAGAAGCAGGAGAGAAAGTCATCGTCTTCGTGCCGCTGACCGGCACACTGCACATGCTGGAGAAGGAACTTGCCAAGCACTTCACCGTTGGCGTGGTCAACGGAGAGGTCAGCGCATCACAGCGCAACAAGATCTTCCACGACTTCCAGCACGGCAGGGACCCACAGGTTCTCATCGCTCACCCCGGGACGATGGCCCACGGGCTAACCCTGACGACAGCATCGACCATCATCTGGTACGGTCCGATCAACAGCAACGAGGTGTACGTCCAGGCCAACGGGCGTATCGAGCGCATCGGCAAGAAGCGGGTGTCCAACGTCATCCACATCGAAGCCACCGACCTTGAGCACAAGATGTACGAACGTCTGCGCAACAAGCAGAAGCTCCAGGGTCTGCTGCTGGACCTCATCCAAGAACAGACAAGGAAGTGATCATGAGCGAGCAAGAGGTTGCCTCCGACGCGAGGCAGAGGATAGGCGTCCCCAACATCGGGGATGTCATCCGTACGTACATGGCCCTGCGCAGCCAGAAGGATGCCATCGAGGCAGAGATGAAGTCCCGCGTGGACGGCATCAAGGCCAACATGGCGAAGCTGGAAGCGTGGATCAAGGAGAAGGCGGACGAACAGGGAGTCACATCCTTCAAATCCGACTTCGGCACTGCGTTCCTGACGACCACCGACTACGCGAACGTGGCTGACTGGGATGCCGTGCTGGACTTCATCCGTACGAACGAAGCGTACGACATGCTGGAGAAGCGCATCAGCAAGGTGGCTGTGCGTGGCTACATCCAGCAGAACAAGACCGTTCCCCCCGGTGTGAACTACGGCACCAAGCTGGAGGTGAACATTCGCAAGCCCGGTGCCAAGGCAGAGGAGTAGACATGGGACTGAAGAACATGATCCGCAGGTGGCTGCACAGCGACACCGTCCCGCCACCGGAGCAACCATCTAACTTCGGACACGGGTTCATGAACATGGTGTCCGAGACCCAGGCTGCGGTCGTGGCGTGGAAGATCGAGAACGGCTACATCGCCATGCAACGAGGTAGCCCGTACTCGGACCGAGCCGGAACCTTCCGCTACTGCGCTGACACGCAGGCCATCGCAGACTTCATCGCAACGGTCACTGCGAGGGAAGCCATGATGTCCGGCAGCGACATCAAAAAACATCATGCAGCACAGGCGTACGCTGCCCAGAAGTCCGCCAACTCATCCTTCTAAGGAACCCACATGAGCAACATCGTCCCCGTGAACATCCAGATCCCCGCCCACCTCGCTGCCCGCATCGGTGCCCCGTCTACGCTGACGCAGTCCCTGGCCGGTGGCCTGTCCCAAGGTGGCGGCTTCCCCAAGATCTCCATCAAGTCCAGCCGCTTCCGTATCCAGGAGGGCGACACCGAGACCGTGCTCGACACGCTGACCCTGGATGTGGTCATCGTCGGTGCCAACCCCAAACTGTCGAAGACGTGGTACGCCAAGGCATGGTCCCAGGACTCTGAGCCGCAGGCACCCGAGTGCTTCTCGCTGGATGGTGTGAGCCCTGACCCGCAGTCCACCGAGCCGCAGAACGAACTGTGTGCGTCCTGCCCGCACAACGCATGGGGCTCCAAGATCGGTCCGTCCGGCCAGCAACTCAAGGCGTGCAGCGACCGCAAGCGTCTGGCTGTGGTGGCAGCGGACGATCCGTCCGGCCCGGTGTACCTGCTGGAAGTCACCCCGGCTGCGCTCAAGGGGCTGAACCAGTACCAGAACGAACTGCGTATGCGCGGCATCCCTGCCGAGGTGGTGAAGACCAAGGTATCCTTCGATCCCAGCGCCTCGTTCCCGAAGCTGGCCTTCGGCTTCGGCGGCTTCATGGATGCAGAGACGCAGCAAGTTGTTGACGCACTCTTCGGCTCCGACCAAGTGCGTGAGATCACTGGCGAAGTTCCCCGCCAACCGGTTGAGGTGCCGAAGATCGCGGCACCGAAGGCTGCATCGAAACCCGCTGTCGTGGCTGCTCCCGCCCCGGCTCCTACCCCTGCACCCGCCCCTGCACCGGCAGCGGCTCCGGTGGCTGCGAAGCGTGGTTTCGGTGCACCCAAGGCAGCGGCTCCGGCCCCTGCGCCTGTGGCGGCGAAGCCCGTGAAGGCAGCGGCTCCTGCACCGGCTGCGGCTCCTGCTGCGGCAGCGAGTTCGCTGGCCGATGAGATCGCCGCGCTCGTCGGTGAGGTAGCGGCAGATGACGCCTAAGCCCATCGACTTCGCCAAGGTCGAGGCTCTGCGCAAGCACATGCTACTGACGACAACGGACATGTCCAAGTTGCTTGGTGTGTCCCGGATGACGTACTATGGCTGGGTCAGGGGGAAGGCCCTGCGCAAGAGCAACGACGAGACCGTCCGCACTATGCTTCGCAGGCTTCTGGCAGTCATGACCGACCACGCATGGCCCATGCCCGAAGTCATTGCCGCAGGCCAACCACAACGGTTCGCTCGGCTGAAGCAGATCCTGGACGGTGATAAGTAGGGCAGTGAGGGGAGCAATCCCCTCACTTTCGCAGGGGCATGATGGACACGTTGAATTTCCTTCAGCGGGTTCTTCCGTCATCGGGTTTCTACGTCACAGCCGTCATCAACACTGGTGAAGGTGCAAGGCATGGATTCTTCTCGACGGTAGAGGACCTCACACGGGCGGTGACCGCTTCCGACAAACGCGGCAACAACACGTACTACGCCATCTCAGCGTTCGCTGAGAAGGGACGGCGAACACAGGACAACGCACGGGCAGTCAAGGTGCTGGCGCTCGATGTGGACTGTGGACCGAACAAGCCATACGCGACGAAGAGGGACGGTGTCGCTGCACTGGCGAAGTTCCTCAAGGACACACGTCTACCACGGCCGATGATCGTGGACTCAGGCAACGGACTACATGTTTACTGGTGCCTGACGGAGGATGTCTCGCTCGAGCAGTGGAAGCCCGTGGCACTTGCGCTCAAGGCTGCGTGCCAGGACAGGGAGTTCCACATCGACCCAGCAGTACCCGGCGACAGTGCCCGCGTACTGCGACCTGTAGGGACGACCAACCCGAAGAGCAGCACACAGGTCACGCTACTGGCCGATGCGCCTGACTACGACCTGAGCACCATCACCGCAGCACTGGCACCGTTCGCAGCCAGGACGAAGCTGGGTGTTCCCAGCGTTACGCCGGCGACGGTGCAGCACACATCCACCAGCACGTTGACCAGTGCGTTGCAGGTCAAGCAGGACTTCCCTCCTGCCATCGCAGGCGTGGTATACGCCAAGTGCCAGCAGATCAACTGGGCGGTGAAGAATCAGGCCGAGGTGCCTGAGCCCCTGTGGTACGACCTGATTGGTGTGGCTGCGCACTGCACGGAGCCTGAGGCTACGGCCATCGCATGGAGCGACCAGCACCCGGACTTCAACGCACAGGTCACGCTCCACAAGTTGGAGCACTGGCGCAACTCTACCACCGGACCAACGACGTGCAGCAAGTTTGAGACTGACAGACCGGGCGGCTGCAAAGGCTGCAAGTTCAGAGACAAGATCGGCTCACCCGCCCGCCTGGGTGTGCAGTACCAAGAGGTCAAGCCCAGCACGGATGTGCCCGCATTCGTCTCGACGGATGTACCGCTGCCGCGTCCGTTCAAGCGCACTGTGGATGGGCTGAAGGCTGTGATCGATGACACCGACATCGACGTGTGCAAGTTCGACATCTACCCCGTGGCCTATGGCAAGGACGAAGGGCTGGGCTACGAGACCGTGCGCTACTGCTGGAAGCGCCCACACTCAGGATGGACCGAACTGTCGCTACGGCAGGCGTACCTCACGGTCCCCCGCATCAAGGACTTCACTACCGAGATAGCCGACCAGGGCATCGTGCTTGCTGGCGTTCGACAAACGGAGTACTTTCAACTCATGCTGCGCTCGTACATGGATGAACTACGGCAGAAGCGTGCCATGACGAACCTGTACTCCACGATGGGGTGGAAGGACAACTTCTCTCAGTTCGTCATTGGTGACACGATCCTGCGCCGTACCGAGGACGGCACCGTCATCTCTGAAGATGTGAGCCTGTCTGCTGGCAGCGCCCGTCTGGGCCACGAGTTGTACGGCACCTCAGGGGAACTCAGCGAGTGGGTGGACTTCACCCGCCTCATCGACCGCACCGGACTGCACGCGCACTCCTTCGCCCTGGGTGTGGGCCTGTCGGCTCCGCTGTATGCGTTCACCGGCCTCAAGGGTCTCACCGTGTCGCTGTATGGCCCCACGGGTGGTGGTAAGACGCTGGCCCAGTACTGGGTGCAGTCGATCTACGGCAACCCGGACAAGCTGCACTTCGCAGCCAAGTTCACGCAGAACTCCTTGTTCAGCCGCATGGGCCTGTACTGCCACATGCCCATGACCATCGATGAAGTCACCATGATGGACGACAAGGAGGTCGGAGACTTCGCCTACTGGGTATCGCAGGGCCGGGACAAGGCGCGGATGACCCGCAACGCTGAGGAGCGAGACGCACGTACCTGGGCTATGCCTGTCGTGGTGTCCACCAACAAGTCCATGCAGTCCAAGCTCATCGCCTCCGGCCTCGACACGGATGCACAGATGGCCCGGATCCTGGAAGTCAGCGTGCCTTCGCACCCCATGTTCACCAAGGACAGCATGGCAGGACGGCGGATATACCAGTTCCTCATGGGCAACTACGGCCACATCGGACGCGCATTCATCAGCAAGTTGCTGGAACTCGGTCCTGACGGATGCAAGGCCGCCATCGCAGAAGCGACGGCCACGTTCAACAAGCGGTACCAGTGCAAGTTCGCAGGCGAGGAGCGGTTCTGGGAGCAAGCCATCATCATGGCCGACCTTGCCTCCACGATGGCGAAGGACTGGGGCCTGATACAGCACGACCCGCGCCCCGGCGTGGAGTGGACCCTGGCCCAGGTGGGTGCCATCAGGCGTACCGTGCAGGAGAGCAAGCTCGATGCGTTCGACATGCTGTCGGACTACCTCAACGACTGCGCGGACACAGCCGTCACCGTCATGCACACCGGCACGCAGAAGCCCACCGTGGACTTCAGCCGTATGCCACGCAACGACATCCGTGTGCGGTTCGACGTGTACCGCAAGAGTGCCGCCGAGGCGTTCAACTACGGCACGGTCTTCCTCGACCGGGCGCACTTCCGGCGCTGGCTGTCACAGCGAGGCGCCGACTACAAGACCTTCATCCAGGAACTTACTGAGGAGTCTGCGATTGCCACACCTTCGTCGAAGAAGGCGTACCTCGGCAAGGACACCCCGGCCAAGCTCGGTCAGGTCTACGTGATCGGCGTGAACCTGAACCACCCACGCTTGCAGGGTATCCTTGACGAAGCAGACCAGTCCTACGAGAACATGGCCTTCGGCCAACTCAAGGCTGTCTAGTATCCCAGCAGATCTGCCACGGTCTCGATGTCCTCTCGTGCGGCACGAGGTGCCGACTTGAGGAACCGCTCGCCAGCAGGACGCTGTGCTTCTCGCAGCGCCTTGGTTGCGTTGGGTAGGAAGTTGCGGATCTCCAGGGCGGTGCCGCGTGCACCTTCGTTCCATGCATTCACAGAGTCCACGACCTGCTGCGCCTGATCCTCGTCACCTTGGATCTTGGCCTTGATCCACGCCTGCCGGAAGCCCGCCACAACTTCTTTCTGGTAGTCGGTCATCCGCTTGGCGACGCGGATCACGTCGTACTGCTCGGTAGCCGCAGCCGGGTAGAACCCGAGCAACCGCACAGCCAGTGTCGATACACCGAGATCTTCCGACACCACGTACCCGCGCTTGTCCACGATGGCCCCTGACTGCGTGTAGGCCACGGAGTCACCAAAAGCCCGGAGCATTGTCACCGGAGACTCCCGCAGGATGTCCACCCAGGAGACGCGCTCCGTGAACGGCGCACGGACCACATCGACCATCGTGGATGCAGTCCCCAGAAGCATCGACACAGCAGGTCCTGCCATGTCGGTAACTTCCTTGGAGATGTTGGCCCCTGCGAGTAGGACACCCGTACCAGGAAGAAAGTTGCCAAGACTGATGCGATCAGCCGTGTTGCCGGGGAAGTAGGCGTTGGCGAAGCCCCGCAGGACATAGGGCGACACACCGGGGGCGAGTTCGTCCAGGACCTTGGCGATCTCGTAGCGGACGCTGGCTTGTTTGAGTCCGAGTCCTTGCGCGATGGTGTCGATAAGGTCTTCGATGTCCTCAGCGAACGGGAACGCAGTGATACCGCCCAACACAAACAGCGCGGCCAGCATGTACATCCGCCCCTTCCAGGGTAGCCGCTTGAACAACTGGATGCTCATCGTCGGGAACGTCTTGTAGATGTAGACGAACGACAGCACTCCGCTGCGCCACATCGGCGGGCGGTTCAAGACCGAGTAGTCACCGAGCGTGAAGCGCAGTGCGTTGACCGCCGACTCCTGCGCCAGCTTGCGTGCGTCAGCGTCTGCGAGTCCTGCCCCCCTGGCACGTGCGAACTCCATGCGGTACATCGCCAGACCCACAGCACGACGCACAGCTTGTTCCGTGGAGTTGAACGTCCACATCCATCCGTCCAGGAACTTCTGTGCCGCACCGCTACTGACCCGGCCACGGGCGGTGTTGGTCGTGGCGTTGGACAGTGCTGGCACCATCTCGCCTTCGCGGATCTCGAAAGCCAGGAACTCTGCTTCATCCTTGGTCAGTCCATACCGTTTCTGAAGCTCCGGACTTGCAGCCACCCTGGTGTAGAACTCAGCGGTGTTGAGGTCTTCCTCTCTACCCAGGCGTGCGCCGACAGCCCTGCGCAACCCTACTTGGTTCAGTGCCCTGCTGAACTCCGCAACAGACTTGCCGAGTCCGAGACCCCCACCGAAGGCAGTCTTCGGGTTGTACGTCGCCATGTACGCAAGGCTGTTGGTCAGAGCACCGATGTAGTTCAGCGCACCCGTGGCAACAGACCCGCCCAACTGCATGTAGCTCGTGGCAGCACGGACCTGCGAGGCAACCTTGCCCGAAGCGAAGTCAGACTCATCGACGTTGCGGTTCTGCTCCAGGAACTGAAGAGCACTTGCAGCCTCGTTGAAGTACTGTGCTCCACGCTCTACACGTACACCCTTGACCATTGGATTGGTCTTGTTGTACTGGTACGCATAGAACTCATACTCGCGCTGCGCGGCCCCACGGGATTCGGGGGTTGCTTGCTCGACGGCTTCCTTCAGCAGCCGCAGGCGGTTCTCATCGCCGTACCACAGTGAGCGGGTACTGCGCATGTTGAGGTTGGTCAACTCGGCCAACTTCGGGCGCATGATGATCTTGGCGATGGTGGACGCCCGTGCTTCGATGTGCTCGGCAACGGCACGCCCTGCGTCAGTGCTACCACCGGGCACGAAGTTGCGCTCCAGCCGCTGACGGGCACGGTCGTTCTGTGCAGTCAGGGCAACGATGACCTGCTCCAACTTCTTGGGTGGCAGGGCGATGCTGAAGTGCCGGAGCCCACGTATGAACTCGTTGAGGTTCAACTCAGGTGGTGCGGCTATACCATCGAGGGCAGTACCAGGGATTGCGGTGAGTTGCACATCCATCAACTCGTACTGCATCGTCTCTTCGTTGAACGCCTCGACCTTGTACGTCTTGGGCTGCCCGCCTTCCTGGAACAGCGCGGCGTTGATCCGCTTGGACAACTCGACAGCTTCATCCCTGGTCTCGAACTGAGAGTAGACCAGTTGGTCCTTGTAGTCCTGCTTCAGGCGAACAGTCTTGCCGCCCACCGTGGCGGCGATGCGTAGCTGGAACCCACCACGGCGCAGGATCGGCGTGTAACCACCGGCCAAGTTGCGACGGATGGCAACATCGGCCCCATCGTTGGACACATCGGAAGCGATGAGATCCTTCATCCGGTTCTGGACGATGAACTTGTTCTCCTCGCTACGGACCAGCCGATCCTTGAACGCTTCCAGGGAGAGGATGAAGTCGTCAGCAGGACCTTCCAGGAACGCACGCAACTTGTCGTTGCGCTCCTTGGCTACTGCGTCAGTGGCTTCCTTTTGTTCAGCAATGAGTGCCTTGTTGAACGCAGCCAGGAACTCGTTGGCCTTCTCCATCGACTTCTGATTCGGAGAGACGCGGTTCTTCTCATCGATGATCGGGTTCTCGGTCCAGAACTCCTTGTAGCGCCGGTACGCATCGGAGAAGAACTTGCGTTCAGCCGTGGTCAGCTTACCGTTCTGCGTAACCTCACCGATCTCGCGGAAGGCGAAGTCGCGCTCCTGAGTGAACGACAGGTACCGTGCACGAAGAAGCTCAAGCTCCACATCACGCATGGCCTCACGGGTGACGATGTACGCCTTCCACTCTGGGCTGTCCTTGGTCAGCCCGGGGATACCTGCAACACGAACGGTTTCGGTCTTCTCCTCCCCGGCATCCATGTACGTGTCTTTGTACGTGAATCCATCCCGGGCCTGCTCCAGCGTTATCAGCCCCATGTTGTAGAGCCGGTCGATCTCGGTCTGGTTGGGGATGAGTTCGCCCGTGTCCGGGTTCACCCGATACAGCGGGGTGCGGCCCAGTTCAGATGGCGTCGGGATGGTGCTGAACTTCAGCCGCTGTGCGGCGTACAGGAGGCGGTTGGCCTGCTCGTACTGGACTTCAGTGATACCACCAAACGTGATCTTGCTGAACGGTACCTCGACCGCACGGCTGAGCATGGGTGCCAGCTTCTCGTTGAGCGCGTTGCGCACCTCCATCGCAATGCCACGGCCCCTGCGCAACACCCGATCCACTTCGTAGGCACCTGCGTTCTCACGGGCGCGGAAGTTCATCAGGCTGAACACCTGGGCCAGGAACTTGTCCACGCTCTCCTGCGTGTTGCCGAGCACACCCTTGAGGCTCTTGGTCGCTTCGGTGATGTTCGAGAACCCGGTGGCAACGTCCTGCATCAGGTCGGCAGCGCGGATGTTGTCCATCCGCAAGTCACCAGCCACGACGAAGCGCCCCGTATTGTCAGGGTCATCGGCCGTCTCGACAGCCTGCACTCGCGCCATGACATCTTGCACGGTGAAGAGCGAAGAGGTCTGCCCAGTGCGGACATAACGTCGTGCCTGACTCACCCAGAACCGTGCAGCCTCGTCACCGAACCGGATGCCCAGTGCGTTGAGTGCGTCCTTGATGGCGTTCCACACACGAGCGATGAGGCTGACATCCAGGTTGGCTGCGAAGTCAGCGAGGTACTCCTCGACTGCTTCAGCCTTCGGCATGTCGCGGACATCCATCGCGGCGTCCACCGCAAGGCGCACGTTGTCGCTTCTGTTGTAGATGTCCTCCATCACCGCGTTGAACTTGTCCTTCGGCAGGATGCTTCGCAGACCGAAGTGACCCAGCGTCTCGTGCGCCAGGACGAAGTTCAGATGTCTCTCGGTACGGATGCGGTCAGAGAAGATGATGACTTGGTCCTGCCCGAACGAGTAGCCCGCAGCAGGCGTGAGATCGAAGTCACCCTGTGGGCGTGCAGCCACGGCGCGGCGGTACAACTCGGGGTTGCTGGCCTTGAGGTCTTCCTGGTTGCGGAAGACGTGAACCGTGGGCTTGATCTTGAGCTTGCTCAGGAACTTGGTAACGGCCATCCGGATGCGTCCGGCACCCATCGGCTTGAGCGGCACGTTGTCGTCGCTGAAGAACCGTCCGTCCTCTTCCCAGTCATCGAAAGTGCTGATCGTGGGGCCACGCTTGGCAGCATCTGCTGCCTTGCGTTCTGCGCGGCTTGCCGCTTCCAGTGCGCCACGGTTGTTGTAGTCCTCTTCGTTGAGAACACGGAACAGATCATCAATCTTGGCTGTGATGGGCGTGCCATCGGTGCGGAAGTACTGATCCACCTGCGCCGTGTCGAGGTCCTGCTCAAGTGCAGCGGCGTAGTACGCACGCAACCGTTCAATGGCAGCCTTCTGAGCCTTAGCGTTCAGCGGTGCGGTGCTGCTGTTGAGCTTGGTGATCTCCTCCAGCAGGTAGAACAGCGGACTGCGCTGTGGGTTGGCTTCGCTGTCCTCCTTGGCTGTCACTTCCTTGCCGAGGATCCTGTTGGCCGTAGACACAGGCAGGTTGGCCCGTGTGATCAAGCCGTCACTGAGGAGTCTGCGGGCTTCGGCTTCCGGTATCGAACTGAACACCACGTTGACGGTGGAGAGCCGCTGGATCATGCCCGGTGTGTCCAGGGCGTAGGAGTACCACGGGCGATAGGCACCTGCCTCGCCGGTTCCGGTCTTGGTCTTCTTGGTGGTGGTCTCCAGCGTCTTGCCTTCAGCGGCAACCACGAAGGAATCCTGGATCGCTTGCTGCTCTGCCCCGTTGAAGTCGTCCGGGTCAGACAGGAACTGAAGCGCCTCGGCCTGCTGCGCCTTGGTGTAGTCGTCTCCAGGGGTGAAGTACGCCACCTCGACAATCGTGTCGATGGTGTTCGTGAAGCCGTCGATGTTGGCCGCATCCATCGCAGCGGAGGCGGCTGCGATGGCGTAGTTCAGCCGTTCAGTCGGCGTCATCGGCAACAGTTGGTCACCGACTTCTTGCAGGATCACAACCTGCGCAGCACCCGAGCGGTCGGACGCCTCCCACCGGTCCTTGGCAGACTTCGGCAGATCGACGAAAGCCACATCCCCAGGCAGTCGCTCTTCGTTCCACTGGTCCTCAGCGGAGATTGTGCGTGTGGGAGCTTTCACACCTAGCGTTACTAGCTGCCCATCGTCCTGCGCTTCGATCACCACCTGCTGTACCGGCACGTCGTACTGCGTGTACTTAGCAAGCACAGTCTCTGCGGAAACAGCGGTGTCCGGTGCACGCTCGCTTTCCTCGAGCAGCCTATCAACTCGGGCAGACAACGCACGCAGTCGCTTCATCAACGGCTGTGCTTCTGCCGGTGCAGCCGTGATCTTCTTGGTGCCCCAGGCGTATGCTTCGACATCTCCTTGAGAGAGCCCGTACTCACGTTGTGAGTACTCGACAAGCTTGTCGAACTCTTCCTGCGCCGTAGCAGCTTGTTCTTCCAGGTCCTGCTTGGTCCCACCTCCGGCTTCCACCGAGGTGTCCTTCAGGATTGCCACTGGCTTGGCGGCCTTGGTCGTTACGCCATCGCCCTGGTACTCCTTGGTGTCGGGGCTAACAGCTTCACGGA